GGCGCTCGTAGTAGAAACATTCACGCACTGTTTATTGAAAACTCACAAGGTGAAAAATTTAGGTTCCCACATAGATATATGTCGGGTGCTAAAGCGATGGCGATGCACGTCAACGAAGGAGGCACACCATACGATGCTACAGGCGAAGCAATCTTAGCAATGTGTGAAGAGATCTCCGCTCTTAATAAGTTTTTAAAACATGTTAAGGGAAATAATCTCATGAATGAAACAAATGGTGATATTGTTGAAGCAGTAAGTGATAAACTTAACGGCTACAAAAACACCATCAATAGTGTGTCAACAGTAAGGGGTTATAACAGTTTTCAAGTTCAAGAGAATAATGAAGATACTAAAAATAATGTTGACATTACCGAAAAGTTTTTGTACAATACAGTAACTACTGAGGAAATGAAAAACATCTTCTCAAAAGTAGGCTCTATTGTCGCTGAAAGGAACGAGAGGGATAGTAGTGAAAAATCCGCAATTAAAGGTTTATACGATTGTATTCTAAACAACACACATGGTATTACCATAATGGAAAACGATCCAGAGCATCCTGCGTTTTTACAGAACGTAAGCGAGGAAGCACGTTTAGCGGCCACTCTATCCTATCTCGCCAATTTAAGTGAGAACGAGGATACGGTAAAGCATCTTACTGGACTAAGTGAGATGATAAATAACGGCATGCTACCAAACAACCGTGCTATGGTTGAAAAAATGGTAACATACTTGGAAAGTGTAGACAACGAACAAGGTGAAACTAGTTCAGTTGCTCTAGACGAAGATATTATGCTAGAACTTCGTAAAAGAATTTCTTAATAATATCAAAGACTTAGGCAAAAAAGTGCTTGACAGTAGGCACTATAATATGTATACTGTATAGGCTAACAAAGGCAAAGTGTACTTGAGTACACAACTTAAAAACTAATATAGGCTAATATAGGAGAAACATTATGGCATCATTAGCAGAAATCAGAGCAAAACTGCTCGAACAAGAAAATCGTTCTACTACTAGAACATCCTCAGGCGGCGACAACGCAATTTTCCCACATTGGAATATCCCAGAAGGTTCATCAGCAACCTTACGTTTCCTACCAGACTCAGATGAAAATAACACGTTCTTTTGGAAAGAGCGTCAAATGATTCGTCTCGAATTTCCTGGTGTTAAAGGTGGAGACGAACACAAATCCGTAACGGTCCAGGTTCCATGTGTTGAAATGTGGGGCGATAGTTGCCCAATTCACGCAGAAATCCGTCCTTGGTTTAAAGATCCAAGCATGGAAGATATTGCTCGTAAGTATTGGAAGAAGCGTTCTTACGTCTTCCAAGGCTTTGTAACAAACAGCGAACTACAGGAAGATACTGTTCCTGAAAATCCAATTCGTAGGTTTGTTATTAGCCCACAGATCTTTAAGATCATTAGTCAGGCACTTATGGATCCTGACTTCCCAGAAATCCCAACAGACTATGAAGCAGGTACAGATTTCCGTATTGTGAAATCTACCAAAGGTCAGTATGCTGACTATAGTACTAGTAATTGGGCTCGTAGAGAGCGTTCGCTAGATCAAACTGAACGTGATGCTATTGCGGCTAACGGTCTGTTTAACTTGAATGACTTCTTGCCCAAGAAGCCAAGTGCTGAAGAGTTGGGAATTATCTTCGAAATGTTTGAAGCAAGTGTAGATGGTCAGTTGTATGATCCAGCACGTTTTGGTGATTACTATCGTCCGTATGGTGTAGATGCTCCTAGCAGTTCAGGTACTGCTACTACAGCACCTGCTCCAGCACCTCAACCTGCTCCAGTAGCGGCAACACCTGCTCCAGCACCTCAACCTGCTCCAGAAGCGGCGGCACCAGCACCAGTGGCTGAGACAGTAGCGGCACCAGCAGGCGGCGAAGAAAAAGCAAGTGCCCAGGACATTCTAGCAATGATCCGTCAACGTAAAGAATCTTAAGGAGAAAAGAAAATGAAACTATCTAAACTCGCAAAAATTAATGAGTCATACACTATCTATCGTTACGACAATGGATTCCGTTTTGAAGCAAGTGGTCGTGATGCTGAGAATGAGTGGAAGAACGTTAATTTAATTCTCAACAGCGAAGCAGAACTTCTTGAAGTTATTCAGGAAGCAAACGCAATGGAAAAGGATGACTAAACATGGCTAGACCTTTTGATGTAAGCAAGTTCCGCAAAAGCATCACAAAGGCAGTACCAGGTTTAAGTGTAGGCTTTAATGATCCAGATACTTGGATCAGCACAGGTAACTACACACTAAACAAACTTATCAGTGGGGACTTCCATCGCGGAGTCCCCCTCGGTAAGGTAACGGTACTTGCTGGTGAAAGTGGTGCGGGTAAATCCTACATTGCGGCAGGTAACATTGTAAAGAACGCACAAGATCAGGGTATATTTGTTGTTCTTATTGACAGTGAAAACGCACTAGACGAAAAGTGGCTACATGCCCTTGAAGTAGATACTAGTGACGAAAAACTACTAAAACTCAATCTAGCAATGATTGATGATGTCGCTAAAGTAGTAAGCGATTTTATGAAAGATTACAAATCAGAATATGCTGATAAGGATCATGAAGACCGTCCTAAGGTATTGTTTGTAATTGATAGTTTAGGTATGTTGTTAACACCTACTGACGTTGATCAGTTTAACAAGGGTGATATGAAAGGTGATATGGGTCGTAAGCCTAAAGCACTAACTGCCTTAGTTAGAAATACTGTTAATATGTTTGGTG